GACAGATAGAGATTCTGGCATTGCTCTCTAAAGTTGAGCGCAGATTTTAAAAATTTTTCAGGCGAACACCTGAAGTAAAAAATAATCTGTCTCTATTTAAAGAAAGGTGTTGCCAACGATTCACAGCAGAACCGTTCCGCGGGCTCTCGCGGAGTTAAGGGATAGGATTGTCAAAAGGTGTAATGGGGCCATAGTAGTAATACTTGGGTACTCCCACAAAACACAGGAAATTGAAATCCTCACCTGCTGCACAATAAAATGCCACAGACGGGTTCCATTTTTCGGCCGTCTTAGTCATTAAAGCTGTGTATGTCATTTTCAGTTGGAAATCATCCGCTACATCCAAATCTTGTCTTACCCTGGTAGGGTGAAAACGCATATTTGAATAGAAGGGGAGTTCTGCTGAAATAACAGGTTGTACAGAGGTTGATTCGAGTGTCATCCCGTTGTAGCCAGTGGTACGTTTCATTCCATCTAAGATGGTGGCTCGCCATTCAGGGCTGCCGTAGGTACCAGAGGGAATTGGATAATACTCTGTTTCTTGAAGATTGTCATCATCAAAGTTACCAAGGAAGTGTTCAGTAAAGTCTGATTGACTTGCGTCAACCATCCATCGTATACCTCCTCGATAGCCAACGAATGCTGATCCGAGAAATTGCAAAAGGGTGGTGTTACCGTAAAGATAATATCTAGGGTTAGAACCACCAAGAAAGCGTGCAATTGTATCTCCCTGAGCAGTGGCAGTGGTAGAATACCAGCCAGGGTAAGTGGGATAAACATTCATAAATTGTTGACGAAGTGCAAATGCCACACCAGTTTGGGAAGGCATGATCATATAATTGCAGTATCGTTTAAGAAGTTGGCGCATTGATGTTATCTTCTCTCCAAAGTAAACATCATTGGTGTGATCCGAAACAGAAACAGGTGCGCCTTGGCTGTCTATTGGATCACTATTGGTTGGACTCGAGTCGATGACATCGAGTCCGGGGTTTCCCTCTTCGTCACTCTGAGGGAATATCGTTTCAAGCGATTGAGGGGAAACGACAGAGCTATAATCTGATAACCTTAACTCAGTCAAAGACCGAGATTCAGGTGCAGCAAACTCAATGTCGTCACCTCCCATTACTGAGACAATAACGTGGACGTCAGCTCCTGCCGTTCCTGGTGCCACAAGTTCGTTCACAACATAAACTGCGAGTGTTCCATTCCCATATGGATCAACGCGGCTGTCGTAAGAAACAGGCGAAGTGCCGAACATGAAAGAGTCATGGACTTCTATCATTGGGCGAACAGGTCTGTAGGAGGTTGTTTGTCCCCAACCACACTCTATAGTGAAGTCTGACGTTTCTCCAATATCAATCACTGTTGAGTACTGAGTGTTGTAGGCTTCAGGTCCAGGTGAGGTATTTGTCTTGACGGGGTCCCAGGTGACGCGTAGACGTCCCCTGTGAACACCGCTACAAACAACTTGAAACCGAAACTTCATAGTGCCCTTCCAAAAACTGAAAGGCACACCCACAAACGCTAAAGGGGTCATGTTGTATTCGATTGCACCATTTGTAGCTGGACTTGACGCACAAAGCGAAGGATCACAGATGGCATTCCACAAAAGAGTCTCAGCAGTGTTCGCAGCATTCCACGCAAATGTTGTGAGAAAAGATTCCTTAGTTGCAAGATACTTGATGCTCAGTTCATCAACTGGGCTTAGATCTCCAACTCTTGGATCAATTGTCATCTCCTGATTCACATCAACAGAAAGTTTGGCGAGATCGTCAGGAACATTTGTCACAGCAATGTTTGGTTTGGTTCGAGGCCGAAACATGGAGGTTTCTTTCAATACTGGGCGTGAAAACCCAAAAAGAGCTCCAATGGCACCCATTGCTCTAGCACCTATTTCAGTTGCTTTTGCATAGGGTCCAATAATCGGGGCATTGACCAATCCCATCGCTATGCTTGCGACAGTGGTGGAAACACGAGAAACGATTCCAGGGTTGGTGGTCTCACTTGCTTGTGGCGAAACATGTGTGGGAATTCCATACTTGAAGTCCTCCATCCAAGCATAAATGTTAACAGTAACATTGCTGGTGGTGTCTCCTAAAGCATGTTGAAGTCCCGAATCGGTTGCATGCATGTTGATTATACCCATCTGGTTCCCCTGAAACGCAGGAATGTCTAGTGCATTAGTGGGCCAGAGGAAAGGGAGAAGCATCTCCCCACCTTTCGATGTAGTTGGGTTCAACCATAAATGCATGCGTTGCGACGCTTCGATAAACTCTGCCTCAGTGTAACCACCGAGACCACGAGCACCGTAGCCATCAAATTGATGCAAAGGTAAATAATCGACCAGAATCCTACCATAATGGAAATGGGTTCCGCTCAATGTAACCTTCAATCGCAAACGACCACGTAGCATTCGATAGTGACCGATTCGACTCTTAACTGTCGTGCTATTCAAGTACAAAGCCCAAGGGTCGAAGGATCTAGCAAAGCCAGCTCCAACTTCCCATGTATTGGAAATGATCTTGATTGGGCGCGAAAGAAATTCGTCAAGAGGGACATCCTGAGATATCGCATAATCTCGGACGGGGTCCGCTAATGGATTAACAGTTGCAATGTGGTGCGCTGCTTCATCCAGAAAGTGGACAGTTTGGTGACGGGAAGAGGTCGCAGCCATGGAAGTAGACTGAGTCCCGTCGTCTGCCTGGGGAAAAATATCACAGGCGGTTTTCGCAGCATCCGCTACTTGAGAGTTGTATGGCTCTCCACCATTTGAGGAGATCTCTAAGACTTCGCGGAGATCAGTACGCCTTGTATAAATAGGTAAATATGTATATGTATATGTATATGTATATGGTACAGTTTGTGCGTATGTAACATGAATTGGACATTCTTGACAAGTGCCTTTGCACAATTGGTAATCTAAGTGTCATAAATTTGCCGCCAAAACTCAACTCTTTCCTCGAAGGAGTTGAGAACAGCGGGTATCGTCCAGTTTTTTGATTGGCAGACTTCTTTCATCTGATTCTGCCGTTTTTCGTAAGTCTCCTTTCCGTGGAAGAACCACTCGTGCATCGCTGTCTCGATGCAGGAAATACTCACTTCGTCTTTCGTCACAGTTCGTGAAGACAAATTGCTATGCAAGCTCTTGAAGATGGATGCCTCATCCAAGCGGCCAACATTACACTCCAGTTCAGGAATATATGTATTTTTCCGCTTTAGAAAGTCCACATCTTCAGTTTTCATGAATGGTATCTCATCAGAACTCTTATCCGGCAACGTGATTTTCATATTCACTTTAGCCAAGAATTTCTTATAAGAACTGAAATTGAAAAGACGGTACTCTGGATGCACCGTCCCTACAAAATCATCTCCATATGTGAGCGCAGCAACTTTGCTCCTGAAGTCAGTTTCATTTGGGTAACAATCAAAGAATCCAAGGCGAACATAAAGTGATCCAGCAATGCTGTTGATGATCACAGTAATGTTATTACCTGAAGTATTGATGTTGAAAAGCATGAGCATGGTGCCATTGTAGTCCACTAGAGGGTGGACAATATCGGTGACCATTGCTTCCATGATAGATAAATCTGACTCACAGTAGCCTGCCTTACGAGCAAGATGGATGAGGATACGAAGAGTTGCCACTGTTATCTGAGAATTCATGCGAATGTCATACTTGGAGTAATCCCAAGCTATCATTTCGCTTTTATCAAATTTTGTGGCATGTCCCCAAATCTTCGACCATTGACGAGAGAAGGGATTCGTTCCCACTGCACACTCACTTTCCATCTGATCGCTTAGCCAAGCGGTCACAGGTAGAAAGTACTTTCGGATCAGCAAACTCAAAGCTACAGGACAGGCATAGAAAACTCTCACCTTGTCCTTATCAACTGGAGTAGGCTCATCCTTAAGTGACGCATTACAGACGGGATACCCTCGCTCACCTTTTTTGTAGCAAGCAAGCAGACGCTCTTTTTCAGCGATTATGGCTGCAGAGGGTATACGATCCTTCAAGACTTGTCCATCTCTAACCTCAGTAAAATGCTTTTCCTTTTTTCCGAATACAGGGAAACCCATACTCGTATTCATAGGTAGAGCATCTAGATGTTTGACTCCGGGTCGCCCCAGAATCGCTTCTTGATCTGATAGAGGTTGCAGTTGTGGAATAGTCTCTAACAATGGTTTTGAATAATCGTCCATTGCCTTTTCAACTGCTCGAGGAGGAAACATTAACGCTGGGTTCTTGAAGTGTTCCATTGTTGCATTATAGCATTTCCAATTCGGTCGAAGTCTTGGTGGTCCCCAAGTACTAGGGACACCACATGACTTTTCGACTTCATCGGATATTACTGATTTTACAACAGAACTCTTCATCTGTGAACGTAAGTGCGTACTACCGAGCACATCAACAAAGTCCGTGTTCTCCAAGCGAGAAGCCATTGCGTGTGGGTGAATGACTTCTGACGCTATAACCTGTTTTCCATACTGTGTGGTAGGAACAGGTCCAGCGTTGGCATGGATAATATGTCCTTTATTTCTGAGCTCTTCTATGCTCTTCTCGATATCACTTTTGGTGACAGATTGGCAGACACCTTTTCCTGAGGTGTTACCGCCGATGTGCATTCCGACAATACACGGATTCTTGGTTTCGGATATGAGGAGTCCCATACAGGTTCCATCTCCAATTAAAGTGCTCTGGTACTCTCCACCATAGAATTTTCTGTACATGTGATGGGTGTTTCCAAAACTAGCCATTACACGTTCTGTTTTCTTAGAAAGAGAAGTATTCAGCAATCCTTTGGTTTGAACATGAGTTAGGAACTTACAATGTCCGGAACCTGTAGGCAATTCGAGCGGGAACATGGATGTTTTGTCTCGTAGATCTGGGCAATTTGGGACAACGCAAACTATTAAATCCTTGTTAGGAACAGAATACGAATTTGTCTCATCAACCCTGAAGGTAAATGTTCCTCCAGGTTTGTCCGACCTCTTAACAGTCACTTCCATACCTGCACATCGTGTTGTGGTCATGTTCCCACCTGTGTAAAACAAGTGCTCTGGAAACATGGCCACACCTTTCCGTGGAAACACAATGTTACAATGGCCTTGAGTTCCGTCTGGACGACTAAAATCTGCAAAGAAAAGATTATTTTTGGTAAAAGTTTCAACAAGATGTTGTGAACTCATGCCTTTACTCTTCTCTGTAGTAGTGGTTTTTAGACCAATTTTTGTCATCATCAGACCAAACCAAGAAGTTTCCGCTCCATTCGCCATGACATCACCGTTTTCAATACGGGTCTGATTCCACCAGGAAATGACTTTCAAAAGCAGGAGGATAGAAGCTGTTGCAGCTCCAACCAATTCGGCTGTTGAATCTTTCACTGCCATGAGTTTCATGATTTCGTATTTTGGTAGTTCTCGACTTGCCTCAAGTTCCGCAATCATTCTTCTACAAGTGCGGACTCTCTCAATGTTGTACATTTGTCTTCCAATATTGACACCTCCTAAAACACCTCCAAGAATATACCACTTGTTATTAAGTAGAAATTTATCAAGGAAGGTAAGGATGTGTGGATGTTCGGTTACAGTTTTCACTAAACCAAGGGAAGAATATGTCACAACGTCTGGAAAATAGGGCTTGCGCCTACAATTCCAGTACGAAAGAGCAACGGAGACAATAGATCCATAAAATAGGCCTCGACGATACCACTTTGTCCTTCTGTTGACGGATTGCAATTGCCACATTTTCAACATATATTGAAATGGGCCAGAGTTCCAAACAACATCAGGAGTGATTCGAGCCAAGATTGGATCAGTTGTCTCGCGAATGATGTAAGACATTTCATCGGACAGACCTTTCGTCGTGAACCATCGGATGGGTGCAAAACCTAACCACCAACCAACATCAATCCATGGTCCAAAGTAAGACATGGCTGCTTTCTTAACTGATTTCTTAGTGGCATCAACAACAAAATCACCAACTGCTTCCAAAGAATGTGGTTTAATGTTATTTTTCATGCCAACAAGAGTTGAGGCTGCAGTCAAAATCTCTGCACCCTCCTGAGCGGTCTTCTTGCAAGGATCAACACCAGCTGGGATAAGCTTAAGTGCATAATCAACTTGCCATCGGAACCGAGGAGGGGAACCAGGAACAATCCCACAAAACCCTTTAACGGGGTTGTGTGAAATCGGTAATGAACAAGGGCGGCGATGGAAGAAATTAGAAATCTGATGATCCAAATTCTTTGCAGGCATTGGTGCAACATGACTTCCAACATTCAACCAACATCGCTTATCAACAGGTGGAAACTTGATTCTGTTTAGATTTGCTTTTCCAATGCTGAAACCTTTTGGGGGTGGTTGGTGAGACTCGAGAGCTTCGGGCTTGACAGGTTCTTTAGGGCAGGTGCATGTTTTTCCAGGCATCTTGCACTCCTTACAGAATGTGATCGTGTCGAAATCCTTTGATCTTTGAACAACTCCTTCCTGTACTTGTTTATGTCTCTCAGAGAGAGATACAACAACTTTAAGAAATTGATCTAAATTAAGGTCCTCGCATAGAACATCTCCGTTCGGGGTAGGCATTTTAAGTGTCCGGAAATAATAAGACTCTTGCCCCATTTTGGTTGAATAGATATGGCACTCCTCAATTGTCAATGACCAAACATCTTTAAGAATGTCGACCTTGCCAAGCAAATCAGGGTGTGAAGTGTCTAGCATAGTGCCGCCATCCTTTTGATATTCAGGCTTGACTTGAACTCGCACATGGTGGAAACGACGTAAAATCGACTCAGGTTTGTCTGAGTAATGTCGAATATTCATGTCTTTGAAGTTGGAGGTTGTTACTCCACATGCGAATTCAATGAAAGTTGTTCCTTTAGCATTTAGCTCGGCCTTAACTGCAGGTGCAGCCATGTTATTCCAGAACTTAATGATTTTGTTGGAAGGGGAGACTTTCGTGAATTCAGGACGGCCATTCCCAACATCGTCCATCGTTGCTCCTGTACAATCTGAAGTGTAGGTAGAATCAAATTGATCTTCACAATCCATATTTGCGATGAGGTTAGAGTGAAACTCAAAACCCATTGCATTAAGACTAGTAGACATAATGATTTTCTGGAGCGTAGATTTACCGACGCCGGAAGGGCCAGATACGTGCCAACCAATTGGAGCAAACCGAATCTGCGTATTCTTGTGTCTAGCAATGATTCGCTGTTTGACCGTCACAAGGTCGCCATATATTTTTTGACACCAAAGTTTGAGAACCGGAGAGTCGGCAGCTGCTATCTTCATTTGACAGATAGTTAGCAAGGCTGCGTCAAGACGATTCTCATACGAATTGATAGGGCCAAGAGTGCCATTGATTGCGGCATCAGAGTGAGCAAGTAGGTAGCTCACTTCCTGATTGAACTCTTGGGTGGCGGCGTCAGAAAACAAAATGGGTGCCATTGATTTGGTGGCAATGCATCTATTTCCAGTGGTCACAAACCACTGGAACGTTTTGATCAGTGCATCACAAACATCAACTGCCGACACCTGTTCTTTCGAAGCTTCGATGGAAACGAGTTTGAGGCCCATTGGATTCCACTCGATTTTTTGCTGTTCGCATGCCGTAATTGACATGGCAGCAGACATCAAGTAGGATACCTGTTTGAAGATAGTGTTAGTCTTCATAAGGTGCCAATTGGCCGCAACATCGCGTACATTCGATTCAAGACTCTGAGGTGTCACTGTTTTTGACAATTCATCAATAGTCGCAAGAATATGTTTCGTGAGAGACTTTTTCATGCGAGATTTGATATATGCCATAAAAGCGACAAAGACGTCCGTGAACGTACGAGCTTTGGTAACTTGATAAGCTAAAATAACAATGCCCTCGAGCACTGAAATCCACTCATCAGTTCCTTCACTCTCCAGAACACCACAGGTATTCAGGTTGGCCACGGAGTCAAGAAGTCTTTTAAGGAATGAACCTTCTGCATCTTCTTCTGGTGGGGTTGTCTGAGGGGGGGTTGAAGAAGCAAGTTCTGAAAGAATAGTATGGCTCTGTGCTGCTTCTGAATCTGACACGCAAGGTTCCTCATCATCAGAGACGTTGGGTTCTTCATCAGAAACCAAATCGTCAGGTGATGCTGGAGTATCCTCGCAATGTGCTTCAAAATCAGCAATTCTAGCTTCCCATCTTCCAAAAAGTTCATCTTCAGCATCTGTTGGATCTCTAATCTTGGTATAATGTTTGATCCATTTCTCATAGTAGACGGGAATTTCTCCTTTTTGATATTCCGTCTCAAACACTTTGAGATCTTGCTGTCGTTGCCGCCGTTTTTGTGCTTCTTCGGCGGGGTGGGGTTTTTTATTTTTTCCGCGAGCAGGTTTTTCTCCTGCTTGAGGGGACATTCGATATTTGGTTTTCCGTAACCGAACGGCCTTGTAGTTGTGAGATTTGTTATCTCGTTTGGTCCCTTTGAGAGGACCCGTGAGATCGGTCAGATACCGACTCTCACGAACATCACGAATTTCGGCGAGAACTTTCAAACGTTCAAGCCAGGCTTCATGCCTATTTCGCAAATTGGGGCAGTGGGGTTCCCAAAAGCCCCAGTCTGACTGGGTGACGAGATTACGCCATGCAGGTCGAACCTGCCTCGTCCGGTCCACGCAGGACCAAGGGGGTGTCAACGCGGCGCTTGTCAACTCAATGCTCGCGTCGTGCTGGTGATCATTACAAACTTCAGAATGCTCTGAAGATGACACGAATGACCACCTGATGTTGTATACATCAGTGGGTGTGTCGGTGACATAAGTATGTTGTTTGGGACTAGGTCCGCAGGTGCTAGGGTGACGAAAATTTGTAATAACTTGCTATTCGAAGAGGAAAGGGCTGTTAACCCTTCCCCCGCCGTGGGGTTTGTCTTCTCACCAACTTGCCTAGCGTCGTTGGTTCGCAATCTTTGCTATGAATCCATTTCTCAAGCCTTTGAAATGGTAGCGCGCGCACAATGAAGCCTCCGTTTCGACAAAAACGTGGTAACCATACATTGTGTTCTTAACATTAAATGTCAATAATCTATTAGATCATCATATAGAGGCACTGGTTTAATCAGCGTCGTCTCCTCCAAAAAGTCTACGTACGATTAATCAAAGTGATGTTAAGCACCGAATAGGAGTAATTTATAGTTTTCTCCAAAAAACTGCCAAGTACATTTGGTCATCGGGTACATAGATGAGTACCATTGGGTGATCGTTTAATTACCATAAAGGTCAATGACTTCTGTGCTTTCCAGAGCACAGTATACATTCGTTTTGGTTGCCGGTGGTATGATATTGCCGGTTTAGTTTACAACGATCGCAAACTTAATCCTTTTTCCGTATGAGGATTAACATAGGCTGACTCGATAAGTCTAATTGGTAAAACACAAGGCGTCTCAATGAGAGAACGCGATGAATCTTAACACAAATAAACTACTGGGAGTACACGCAAGTCCGGGGACTTG